CGGGTCATCACCTGTGAAATTTAATCCATCGATGGTGATGTTATTTCCAACGATAAAGGATAAACTCGGAGTGTCATCCAATACGACTGTTACAACATTGCTTGATCGAGATGCGGATAAAATGATATAGGGTAAGCGGATCGCATCTTCGCCTGTGGTGATTGATCCAAATAAAGTGTTTAAGCCCTTTCGTGGTTGCCAAGTGCCGTCATCATTCATTCGACCATTTTTGGACAATGCAACCTCACCAGGCTTTAGCTGATTGGGTCGCAGACGCGCATTCATCCGCAGAAAGAAGGTATCCCCTTCTGTCACGAATGGATCGTCTAGCTTCCCATATGAGCGATATCTGCTCACTTCTTCTTAACCTCCTGCCAAACTTTAATCCCCATGTAGACGATTGTGATTATCCCGGCAATACATCCGAAAAGACTATCCAATGTGGATAAACCAAAGGTGGCTAATGTGCCACTCAATCCTGCGACTGACACTCGATCAATCATTAGAATAAAATGTCCAGGACGATGATTCCTAGCACTAAGCCCACGAAGATCGTAATCATTTTCCCACGCTTGGAGAGTGTTTCAAATTTCTTTTTTAGTAGAATTATGTTTTTCATTTTTGATCGGAAGGTCTCGGAAAGGGAGGTCGAGTGGTGGATCTTGTGACTTCTGTTTTGGCACATCTTTTTGCCACAAAAATGGGGATTGCCAAATAGCAACCAAGCACAACTGCCGCACCTATGAGGATGCGTTTTATATACGATGTAAATTCAGCGAATCCGCTCTTATGCTCGGCCATGCCTTGAGCTACCAGGGCACTCACATCTCCGTGCGTTAAAGCCTCAATCGTTTCTTCTGCTTCTACTAGTGCATCTGCATTTTTTAATGCTTCTCCGCTTACAGCACCTATGCCCGCACCGAGTGCCGCACCTCCTGGTCCCGCAAGAGATCCTGCACCGCCTCCGGCAATAGCTCCTAATGTCGGATAGGTCGAACGAAACGAACATCCGGCGGTCAGGAAGCAAAGTGCTATCAGTAGATAAATCATTTACAGTTCTACTTTAAAACTCCTCTGTCTAAAAACGACCACCGCTGGTTCTCCAACGAATGGTATAACCCTTGTGCTGTCTCCTGCATTACTGCCCTGTAGCGTCAGGATCAAACTGAGCTAAGATCGCGTCAGATGCTCCTGCGGTAGTCTCAGCTACATAGATTTTCTTTGTATCAGTAGCGAAGTACAGTTCACCCTGTTGAGCCTCCTTCTTAAACTTCGACTTGTTTGCGTCTGTCCCCGTCTTCACCGCAATGGTAAAGTCCTTCTTGTGCAATTTATTGAGTGCCATGACTACTTAGCTTGATGTTCCAGCACCGATGCAAGGACTGTTTGGACGGAGGCGATAGTCGCCTGTTGCAGAGTCTACAAATAGAGGATCGTCTACGATGATGTTATTTGCGGGATCGGCAGACTGATTTACATTGTAGTAACAGTTGTAGCTTTCAGTCAGCGAAGAAAAACTTCCTAAACTAATACCGCTATTGCCCCCATAAAGTATCGTGTTCTTAATTACAGTCGTTCCTGTTCTGTCAAATATGTTACTTGTACCTCCTGTGCTGTGCTTGAGTGTACAATTATTAAGCGTTAAGGACGCTAAAGTGGCACTTGTTGCGTTTTGATCCCGAAATGCTTCCGCCCCAGCCCCAGTCGCTGATATATCTAAAACACATTCATTGAACACTACATTCATGTGTTCAGTAGTATTTGCTTTACCGATTATTCCATTAGTCCCTCCGCTTGTTTGATTCTCAATGAGGCAACGATTGAAAGTAACGGTGTTGGTTATGTCCATGTAAATATAAAACGCATGGGAATTTCCATTTATAAAATCGATAAAATCAAAACCACTTAATGAAAAATCTACAGTTGCTCCCGTACCGTCAGCCACTCCAAAAACAAAGTGATTGCCGTTAGCGTCAAAGATTACACCTCTGTCCGACTCTGCTTGGTAACTTATACCAGCACCTCCGCTAAAAGTTTGATCAGCACTTAATGCGTATGTACCGTCTTTAAAAATAAAAACATCTCCCGAAGAGGAAGCAGATTCCTGAGTAGCTAAACTGCTAAGATCGTAAGGGTCTGTAGAAGAACCATCTGCGGTTCCGCTTTGTGTGCCGTTGAAAAAGTATACTGTTGCCATGATATTTAGTTAGTTAAGATTAAGTTAAGCGATTGAACCGCCTGAAATTAGAATTGGTGATGGATTTGCCCCTATATCGGGATTATTAAAACCTTGTCGAGTTGGTAAACCGTTTGCTCCTTTTGTGTCGGAGTCTCCGCTAATTACAGAGTAGTTTTCAGTCGCTCCGTTGAGAGTCCCGACTGCTTCGATGTCAGGTTCTGTACTGTCCTCGACTATAGAAAATCCTTTTGAAAGAACTTCAGCCCCTGCACTCGTAATGACACTTATTTCTCCGTCTTCACGGGCTGATAAAAATGCTGAGTTAAAAGGATTATCTAATACCTTAAATGCTTGATTAGGAAACGCTCCGATGTGTGGGTTGTCCGTGCCTCTGAGGTTAGCATTGATAGGACCATCTACATCAGGAGCAGGGAGGTTTGTTAACTGACTTCCATCAACTGCGGGTAAACCTGTCGCATCTAACTGTACAACGTTTCCGTTAGCAGTCCCTACATCTTGTGTTGCTGATGTTCCCAACCCGCTGATGTCTGTGTTGCTAAGTGTAACTGTGCCCGTCCTTCCTGCTACCGATTGCACAGGTGCTAGGGTCATCAGGTTAGTAGCGGTTACTTTCTTAGTGGTTGCGGTTCCTGCAACATCGTCAACAATGGGTAAAATATCTGCCCCAACGGGTGTCGCCAAGTTACTTAATTCTGTAATCTTTTTTGTAGCCATAATAATTTTTAGTGAAGTGCAGTCCACCCCGAAGAGGTGTATCCATAGAATTTATTCAAATCAGTGTCATAAACCATTTCGCCTGGTGTCGGACTACTGATTGCAGTTCTTTGCGTAGTATTCATGCGAGGCATAATCACGCCACCTGTTGTGGACGAAACTTCGAGGGGGGCGGAAGGGGAGACTGTATTAATACCTACACGACCCTCGGAGTCGATGCGCATTGCTTCTGATATAGTACTTGTAGAGCGAGTTTGAAAAGTTAATGCACATTCACCTTCTGTATTATTCTCTCTTACTGCATGAATTCTTGCTAACGGATTATTACCACTTACTGTCGCTACACCTGCAAAAAGATCAATACCACAATGACTGCCGGCAGTGTCTGCTTTCATGTTTCGTAAGCGCATCAAATTTCCCGGTTCTCCGCTACTATACAAATCTCCACTATCAACACGAATCTCTAACGGTTTAACAGGATCCGTAGTATTAATACCTACACGACCCTCGGAGTCGATGCGTATTGCTTCAGTCGAATTTGTGCGAATCGCAAGCTCGTTGGTGGCAGGTGCGTGAATAGCTACCGCTGAACTGCTAGATCCTACCTGATCAAGAGCATATTCGTCTGCGACTACATTTCCGCTTACATCAAGTGATCCTCCTGTTACCGCTCCACTTGTTGAAACAGAACCTGCTGTAACCGCCCCACTCGTTGAAACAGAACCCGCTGTTACCGCTCCACTCGTTGTCAATGTTGTTGAAACTATATCTCCATTTACATCCAATTCTTGGGTCGGGGAGGTAGTCCCTATGCCAACCTTCGTTGTGCCAATGGCGAGTGCGGAAGCTGTGCCCTCTCCGTCTAAAACGGCCTTAACTGTAGAGTCCACTCCGTTTGTGTAATCACCTACTTGGAGCAATCCCTTGTAGGTATTTGCGGGTGTTAAATTTTGTAGATCACTCATAGACTATATTATCTCCTGCTTCGGTTAGCATGGGTTCATTGTTCTCCGTGAGGAGTGCGTTGGTGGGTACTCCATCATCACCTGATGGGATGCCACTCCCTGTGAAGGGTCTTGCTACTCCTACATTTAAATCAATAGACAGCATTTTACATCTTGTATGCTAAAACTGCACCACTCGTAAGTTGTAATGAAGTAGTGCGTCCATAAATCGCGGTATTTGTTGGTAGCGTGGTTGCGTCTCCACCTGTGCATAAAGCGGAGATGTTATCTACATTAGAAGTAATATCTGCAAAGACCGTATCCTCTGTGCAAACAATTGCAAAAAAGTCTCCTGTGTGAGCCGCTGTATCATTAATGTATTCACCCCCGTTAAGTCCTAATCCTCTGTATTCGTTTGCCATGATTAAATAGATGTTTGAATTGTTGTTCCGTATGTAATGAATTGTATAAAGTTCTGCTGACCCTGTTGGCGCTCTAGTTTATCAAGTTCAACTAATAACAAGGATTCTGCTTGTTGATATGCGACTTGCGCTTTGTCAGTTTGTCCGTCTGCGGCTAAAAAATCTCCGTATGCTCCATAGGTTGCATACTCTGAAAATATATAAAGAAAATCTTCGCTAGTAGATGTGTAGTTCTCGAATGGTTTGCGGTATAAAATAAACACAGGCTTAGTGCTTGATCTGTCTACTAAGGTTACCTGTCCATAATCCGCAACTTCTGTTGAAGAAAACTCCACACGAAATGCTACTTCATCTGCATGTCCCACATCATATGGGTCATTATTTGAAACCCGTAGGATCTCTCCAATTGTGTCATTGAACTCAACGACATTCATAGTAGTAGCAGTTGCAGTTGCTCCGCTTCCACCACCACCACTGAATGATACTGTAGGAGCAGATGTGTATCCTGTGCCGTGACTAGTTACTGCGACTCCATTTACACGACCCTCAGAGTCGATAGTTGCAGTTGCCACTGCACCTGATCCTCCACCACCTGTGAATGCAACTGTTGGGGCTGAAGTATATCCTGTACCACCATTACCAATATTAACATTCCTAACCTGTAAATCAGGTGTCTTTTGCTCTAAGCGGATAGTATCAGGCCACCTGGTGCGTTCCCATGCTAATCTTCCAAAGCGATTAAAGCTTCGTATGGCCGCACTTTGCTC